GGGCGTACCTGAAGTCGCCCCTGCAAACAACGGGAAGACGTTAGTAACCGTGCTGGTGTCGTTAGACAGTGACGGCGGAGCGTTAACCGTGCCCCATGACGTATCCGTACCGTTCGTCGTCAGATACTTGCCCGACTGAGAGGTCTGGCTCGGGACCAAGGCGTTGAAGGCCGTGTTGGCCGTGGTCTGCCCGGTGCCGCCCGCAGCAATAGGCAGAGTACCCGCAGTCAGCGTAGATGACCCAGTGGAGTACAGCGCGTTGTTGGCCCCGGTGAACGTGGTCAGACCTGTGCCGCCGTAGGCTGGCTGGATGGTGCCGCCCTGCCAAGTGCCGCCAGAGATGACCGCAGAGCCAAGGTTAAATGCGTTCGTGCCAAACGTCACACCTTCCGGCAGATAGGCGTGAAGGTCCCAAGTACCGCCAACCGTGGCATTGGCTGTCAAAAACACCGCGCCTGCGCCGCCCGAGGAGATAGTGCCAATCGTCGCAGTGGCGTAGTCCGTAATCGTCAGGTTACCCGTGGCAAGGTTGTTGAACACAAACGCCACACCCGTTGTCAGAGTGGTGGCATCAGGCAACGCATACGTCTGCACGCCCGTCCCAACAAGGGTATGGATGTAGCTGGAAGCCGCCGTTAAGAGCGTGGTCCCGCCAGCCGCAGTGGTGTTGGTGTTGGCTTGGTTGACCCGGTTGACCGCGATGTTCTGGTTTGCATCCCGCAGCACCACCGAGTTGGCCCCGGAAGAGGTCGTGACCCCAGTGCCGCCATACGCCACGCCGATGGTCGATCCCTGCCATGTACCAGAGGCCACAGTCCCCAGCGCAGAGACATTGCCGCTGCTATCCAGATTGACCGACCGGCCAGACGGGTAGGTGACAAAGACGCTGACCACACCCGAGAAAGTGACCGCGCTGCCAGAGTTGCTGGAGGCGTAGATCGTCGTTCTGGTCAGCGTGGGGCCACTCGTAGAGTACGTGCCAAGACCCACCTCCCACTGGCCCGTCGTGTCTGTGGCCGAGTAGTAGGTGGTGTTGGTGTCACCAATGACCGCAAACGTCTGAAAACCCGCAACCGCGCCGGTCAGCGTGAAGCTTACAGTCGTATTCGCCGTGGCCGATTCTTGGACACGGTTTGCAAGAACCAGAGCCATTTACGACTCCTTATTAGGAGGTTGCGGTCGTGCTGTAGGTAACGCTAACGGTGTCGCCTGCCGTGGTGACCTTGGCCGTGCCAAAAGCACCCGCACTGTACAGCGTGCCCGAGGTGTTGCCTTGAGTCGAAGATGCGCCGGAGCCGGTCACCAAGAAGCAACCACCCACCGTGCCACCGCCACCCGTGATGGTGTAGGTGATGGCCGAAGCGGTCTTGGTCGTCACGTTGGTCGGGGTCGAGCCCGAAGAGGTTGCGGAGCTAAAAGACGCCGTACCACGCACAGCCGAGCCGCCAACGGTGTAGTTGGTGAACTCAGTCCACGACTTGGAGGCCAGCGTGTCCGACGCGGCGAAGGTCAGACCCGTGCCAGAGATCAGACCGAGGAACGGGCCGACGGTGGTGTAACTGGAGCCAGACAACAGGGTGTCCAGCATCAACTGCTTGCCCACGGCGTTAACCAAGTTGGGGAATTCGTCTTCCCACTTGATGTTGCCATCAACGTCACGGCAGACCACGTGGTAGACGCCCTCGATACCGACAGACTCAGCGCCCACGACGTTGGACTGCATTGTCACCTGTGCGTGATCGCCAAAGTTAGAGATTTCTTTTTGCATGATTGCTCCTTAAACAAGCCGAATAAGAGCAGAGGTGCTTGTGTTAGCAGGCATCTGCACGGTGAAAGAAGTGGTCGAGGTCTTGTCAGATCCAAAATCCAGAACACAGACAGCGCCATTAGCGCCGGGAGTGTAGATCAACGCGCCACGCGCCGTGATCGCGCCAGTCCACGCGGGGGATGAGAAGTTGACATACGTCGTGCTGCCACCAGCGTTATTTACCTCACTGGCAATCGTGGCCGTAACAATCAGCCCGCCTGCGACATAGTTGCCGCCCGTCGCCTCACCCGTCGTGGTGTACGCCGTGGTCAATTCATTAAGCGTGGCGAGATTGGTGTACAGCGCCAGATAGAACGTATCCGAGGCGAAGTTGATCGTGCCGTTGACAAGGCCCGAGCGCAGCGTATTGCAGGAAAAATTTCCAGTAAACGCCATTACCGAACCCCGTTATTCTGCGACAGCGGGGGAAGACGGAACTGACCACTACGGTACGCATCGCTACGCTCCAGACCATCGCCCAGACGTTGTGCCAGCGCAAGAGCTTCTTTATATTTCATTTCGTAAAGAGCCATCATGTCGGTCTCACCCTTCATGAATGTGTATGCCTCCACCAGAGAGCCATACAGCAGCACTGTATCGAAGTTATCGCCCAGCCAAGTGCGGCCATCCGCAGCCACCGAGATGGACTCCGGGTAGTAGTAATAGTGAAGCTCGACGTTGTACGCCGCATCGGGTGTGGGTCCCAGCAAAAACGACAACTCGTCGGAGATAGTTGCCCCAGCCACCGTCGGGCCAAACAGCGCGTAGTACTTGGGGATGCCTACGTCAGTCGTTGGGTTCGGGTACGCCTGCCGGATGAAGTTCACATCCTTGTTCAGCAGGTACTCGTAATTCCCCAACGCATCAATAACGGCCAGCGAATACACCGACAGGAAGTCGGTGGGGCAAGACAGATACTTGTTGGCTGACGAAACCGATCCCGTGACGTTTTTTCGGATCGACGGAAACTGCACCGTGTTGTAGATGCGCTGCTCAGCCTGTTCAACGAACACCGGGATGTTCGCAACAAAGTCCTGTTCAAAGTTCTGCGTGTAATCGCAGATAGCAGCGGTCAACTCGGTGTAGTTCATCTAAACCTCAAGCCATCGGGCCGCGAGTTTTAATGCCCTTGGTCGCGGCACCGTAACCGCGCATGGTCTGTTCGCCATTACGGTTAACGGGAGGACAGTTGCCCTTGCTATAGCCGCCAACAGACATGTCCAACTCGTCCATGAGCTTAGCACCCGAGACCGTAGGGATTGCGTTGGTCACGTTGACCGCCTTGCCAGTCATCGTGTGAGGCGTGGCATAGACATCGGCAGAGCCAACTTCTTTGCCCATCCGCTTGTCGCTGAATTTAGCCATGATTAGCCTCCGCGTTGATTCTTTGCACGCGCCATGTTACGGCCCATCGTTTTCATGGCCATAGAAGTGACGCCACCCTTCTTGAGCTTCGTCATCGGCTTGCCCTTGTGCAACGCCTTTTCATGCTTGTGCACCGCACCAGCAATCATCTTTTTGTCTTGGGCCAAATCTTTCTTGTCCATGTTCGACTCCTTACGTCGTTACTACCGTGATTGTGCCTAAATTAACGGTTAAAACCAAGTTATTTGGAGTTAAACCCGCGTCATTGGCTCTTGAACCACCAACGGGGTTCCACCCCCACTGGAACACCCTGCTACCACCCTCTGGCGTCCCTGCGGCGTCAGTTGCCGTAGTGCCCGTATTAACAATCTGCAACCCGTTATTGCCAGACACAAGATAGCTAACGTCAGGACGAGGTTCTCTAACTGCCTGCGGGTCATTGACCGGGTACATGCCCAACTGCAACTGCGGCTGATCCGGGTCCCAGCAAGAAGGACAGACCTTGATGTTGTAGAGTTTTGTCTTAAGAACCTGCTTCTTAAGCTCCTTGAGCATGTACCGCTGACCGCAGCGGTCACACTCTGCAATTGAGTACTTGCCAGAGGCAAAGCGGTTGGGCACACATCACCTCAATAGAACAACTGCCGAGGCACAAAACGATCAGGAGCCTTCTCGCGGTCTTCCTGAGATGCCAATAGCCACTGCTGTTCGTACTCGCCTTTGAGCATCACCACTCGATCCGGCGGGATCTCCATGCGTTTGGACGCGACGTAATATGCCAAGCCAGCCACCAAACAGGGAATCAGACGGAAAGGGATGTCCTGAACATTCACGCCGTTGCCCGCGTCTTGCAGGCGGCGCATGCGCCAGTACACAAAGATGTACTGATCACCGGGGGCGTTTGGCGTGGGCCAGACGTTGATGCAGGGCAGATTCGCCACCACAATCGCTGCGCCGTTGGAATGGGCTGCTGCTGTAGTGTAGTTCTGCCCACGGAAGCAGTTCAAAAGCTGGTTGCCATCGACGTTCTGATAGACAATGGTTTCGCTACCGACGTTGATAAAGCCAGCCGCAGGCAGCGCGGACGCGTTGCTTACCGTGATCGTAGTGTCCGCAGCCGTAATCGCCCCGTTCAACGTCACGGTGGTGCTGTTGGTCGCGCCGGTCTGGCGGTTGATCCACACCTGAATCGGACGCCCTTGCGCCAGCTTGTTGGGGATCGTGGAGTACGTCGGCTCGGAGATGCGGCTGATGTTGATGTCAGTCTGGTTCAAGCCGTTGGCCTGAGTGCGAATGACTTGATCAAGCAGGTCAATAGTGTCAGTGGGGTAAGGATAGATTGCCTGACCCGTGTTCATCACGATCTGGCCTTGCTCCACCGTCCACAAATTGATACCACGGTTTGCCCACTCGATGGTGAGCATGTTCAGCGAACGACGCGCCGTACGGAACTCATAGCCCGTACGGATCTCTAGACCCGCACGCTCATACGCTTCCTCCATGATCTCATTGAGATCGAGGTTAAACGACGTGAGTCCAGTAGTAACCGCCATTTACTTCTTCCCAAGACCTTTGAGGGTCTGAGCCAGACGTGCGCGTTGGCCCATTTTGCCCGGAGCCTTGGCCGCAGCAGCCAACTTCTTAGCAGGGATAGGCTTGTCGCCTTTAACGCCAAGAGCAGCGCGCAGAGCACCGGGTTTCTTAATCGCTTCCTGAATGAACTTGACGCTGCCGCCTTTTTTCATGCTTTCAACACCACGGCCCTTAAGGATGTCAGCTTGAGTGACTTTGCCGTCGCCTGTGAGGTCAGGAAATTTGCTTGCCATTATCGGTACCTCGATGTTTTTGCTGCCACTTTAGGTGGCTGCTTTACGAATTGCTTCCCGGCAGCTTTCCCCGCACGCTTCGCACGCGTTGTTGCAGCGTACTCAGCAGGGCTGAGGCTTTTGATCGCAGACTCTGGAAGATATCTTTCACCCGTGTCAGAAGAGCGTTTGCCACTTTTAGTCCTCCACTTTTGAGCGGTCCAGTCCTTCAGAGATTTCTGCGGGGCCTTCACGATCAGTCCTTGTACCCGCCACCCTTGGCCTTGTACTGTTTAGCCAGAAGCTGCGCCTTACGCGCACTCCACTGTCCAGCACCGGTGCCCTGCACCGCCCGAGACTTGATGGACTCGAACAGCGACTTGCGCATACCGGGCTTGGTGTAGTTGCCCGCCGCGTTGACCTTACCACCCTCAGCGTACTGAGTGAAGTCAGTGTCGTCCCGACGCTCTTTACGAGCGCCCTTGGGCATCTTGCTGGATCGGATTGCGCCCATCCCACGGCTGGCCATCATGGCTTACACCATCTTTCCGCGAGTCTTGCCCTTGATGCAGCAACCATCGGCACGCGACGATGCGGAGCCACCAGCAGCCATTTTCTTGGGCTTAGATGCTTTAGGAGCCGGTTTGACCGAACCGCCGTCGATGTCTTGCGGAGGGGGCGTGCCCGAACCGACATCGTACGTACCGTCTTTGACGGCAGGCTTCTTCTTTTCCAGCATGTCCATCATGTCCATAACGGACTCCTTAGCAGGCTTTGCCGCCGCGCATCATCTTGACCATAGCGCCCTTGGTCTTGCCTTTAGCGGCAATACCATCAGCACGGGCGGAAGCAGTGCCGCCCTTTTTCATGCCCATAGGCATGGCGGGAGCCATCGCGGTGTTAGCCATAGGAGTGGGCTTTTTCATGCCATCCTTAGCGGTGCTCATGCCTTTTTTCATCACGGGTTTACCCATTTTCGAGACAGCCATACGGCCTCCTTCTTTAAAAGTTTTGCCTTTATCGGCGGTTACAAACTCTTTCCCAACACTCTGCGGCACTCCCGCTTTTTTGGCGAACGACGGGTTGTTGGCCACCGCAGCCATGAAGTTGTGCTGCTTCTTACTGCTGCTCGGCATCTTCGTCTCGCTTCTTGCGCCAAAGCGTATAGAACTCTTTTCCGGTTGCCATTTCGTAGATGCGCATGACACCCACGACCGCGCCAATCAGACCAAACACCGGGGTCAGCAATTCCAGAAACGCACCGACCGCCGTAAACACAGCTACAAAGTCCAGCACGTTCTTAACATTGTCTGTGTGCTCAGCCATATCAGCAGTTCCCTACTTTTTCTTTGTACTTGTCCCAATTTGGGTGATCCCCCGAAGCGTACAGGTACTGCGCCGCAAACTCAAGAAGTGTTGGGTCGTCGCGGAAATGGCCAAGACCTCGGTTGCAGTGGTTGCACAACAACCCTCGCACCCGTCCTGTCTTGTGGTCGTGATCTACCACCAACGTTTCTTCGGCCCCGCAAATGACGCACTCTTTCGTCGTGGCTTTTAACTCCGCCAGAGCTTCATCAGAAATGCTGCCACGATACACACCGCGACAGTTAGCATTCCGATACTCAGAACGGCACGCACGGCACCAGCTATCCAACCCGTTCCGCTTCTTGTTATGCGGCGGGAAGAACTCGGCAGTTCCGGGCTTTTCAGCCTTGCAACGGGTACAAGCTAACAGTTCCATGCTTTAAGGGACAAAGCCTTCCTTGTAGGTCGGCCCTTCTCGTCCTTCATCGGGCCGGGCATCCCACTCATCCTCGCACAAAAAGAGGCGCGGCGTCCGGCATCTTTCTTTGTC